ATCTATTCAGAGCTTTCAGAAATAGAGCAGCTAATTAGAATCTCTAACCATCCTACATTGGTAAAAACCTTTGACACAGATGCAACTGCGGGAGCTGGTTCGATAATTAATATGCCGGAAGACATAGAACCAAGTTTAAGACCGTATCAGATGCAGCCATCAGGGGCTAATCTGGATGCTATAAGAAACTCAATTACTGACAAAGTGAATGCTATTAACCGCATGGCTCATATGGGAGCTGTGAGGGGAGCGAAAGAGGTAACAATGTCAGGCGTTGCAATGCAGACTGAATTCCAGTTATTAAACGCTAAGTTATCTGAAAAGGCAGACATCCTTGAGCTAGTAGAGGAGCAGTTGTGGAGCATATTCGCAGCATGGCAAGACACCACATCAGATGTTGAAGTCTTTTATCCTGACTCATTTGATTTAAGAGACTACCCGCAAGAGCTTCAATTCTTGCAACAGGTGAAAGCAAGCGGCGTTAAGTCTGCTACCTTGCAAAAAGCTGTGGATGGAAAGATTGCCGACCTTGTATTAGATGACGAGGAACTGCAAAAAGCTCACGATGAAATAGATAGCGGGAGTGTAGTGCTTGGCCAGTTCTCAGAGCAGCCTGAGCAAGAAATAACACCTTAAATGTCAGACGCAACAATAGATATACTTCTGAGGCTGTCGGAACAGCACCAGCGTAGATTAATTGATTCGTTGCATGAGCTAGAGCGTAAAATTGCTGCTTATGCTATGTCGGCTCCAGTTAGCGATGATGAGCTTTTTGATTTAGCTTGGTCTGTAAAGGCTAGGGACGATTTAAGAGTAATAATCCAAGACACCTACCTAACAGAAGTGCAGTCGCTTGTAGAGGAATATGCACAAGAGGTGGCTGGCCCTACAGCAGCACTGTTTTCTCAATATGAAGCGTTTACTGGTTTGAACTCTCAAACAGTAGTCGCTTTGCAACGTCTGTCATTTAGAGGCTTTGAGTCTATAGCTAGCCAGCAACTAGAAACACTAGCGGATCTAATGTATAGCTACACTATTGCTGGGCAGTCCAGAGCTGAAATGATAGAGCGATTGAGGCATTCGATAAACGGTGTCTATATAGCGTCAGACAAAAAAGAAATTAAACGGCTTGTTAAAATAGTCGAGGCTGGAGGCTTAGGGGCAGAAGACGCAAAAGAAAAGCTGGCCAGAGTTTATGCTGCTGACAAAGTGGGCAACAATATGCGCCGTTATGCTACGCAGATGGTTCAAGATAGCATTATGAATATGCATCAATCTTTAAGCACACAAACTGGAATTGAGTTAGGTGCGACAAGATGGGTTTATACTGGAAGCAAAAAAGAAAACTCAAGAGAGTTTTGTAAGGAGATGCTAAAGACTCCCGACAAGGAATATACAAAAGAAGATTTAAAAAAAATATGGGAAGGCAAGTGGACAGGAAAATCTGGATCCAACCCTTTTAGTGACAGGGGTGGTTACAACTGCACACATACCATCAGACCTGTTGTTGACTAATTTAGAATAAATATGAGAAAATCGGGAAATTACTCTTTTAGAGGTTCGCAACGTGAGCGATGAAGACACGGAAGTACAAGAAAAAGCGGAAACTCAAACCGACCAAATCGAGGAAGAACAGGTACAAGTAGCTAAGACGTTTACTCAGGAAGAGCTGGACAAGATAGTAGCTGATCGGGTTAGCCGAGAAAAGCGAAAACATGAAAAGAGTCTTGAAGGGGTAAACCTAGAAGAAGCCAAAGAACTGCTGAAGGCAAAGCAAGATGCGGATTTAAAACGGCAGCAGGAGCGTGGCGAATTTGACGCTATTTTGAAAAGTACAGTTGAAAAGAAAGATGCGGTAATTGCTAGCCTAGAGTCAGAGGTTTACACATTCAAAGTAGACTCAGCTTTAATGTCGGCGGCTACCAAGCACAATGCTGTATCGCCTGACCAAGTGACTGCCTTGCTTAAAAACAAGGTTAGACTTTCAGACGATAGAGTTGCTGAAGTCATTGGCGAAGGTACAGACACGCCTAGATACAATGACAAAGGCGAACTTTTAACTGTTGATGAGTTAGTACAAGAATTTTTGACAGCTAACCCTCATTTTGTAAGAGCTAGCAGCGGTGGAGCTGGTTCGCAAGGGAATGCTGGTGGCAAGACACCGAAGCCTCAAACGGTGGACGACATGCTTAAAACATGGACAACTGGTGGCAAAGAAGCCTACGGAGCCATGAAGAAAGCGAAACAAGCAAATTAACAGAGAGGCTTAAACGATGGCTGCATCAACAAGTTCAACATTAGACGACCTGTTTGCGAATATAATCGCTCAGGCAAGATTCACAGCAGAAGAACAATCACTTATGGCTGGCTTAGTGACTCGCTACGATATTGGCAGTCAGGCTGGCAAAACGGTTCAAGTGCCAAAATATCCCGCAGTAACAGCGGCGGCTCTTACTGAAGGCACAGATATGTCAAGCACTACAGTAAGCACTAGCTCAGTAACCATCACGGTTGCAGAAGTTGGAGCGCAAGTGGTTCTTACAGACCTAGCTGCTATGGGAGCTGGCGACCCAGCAAATGAATTAGGCACTGTTCTTGGTAACTCTATTGCTACCAAGATAGATACAGACCTTCTTGCTTTGTTTGATGGATTTAGCACTGCGCTTGGATCGGCTGGAACAGAAATCACTGTTGCAGATATATTCAAGGCGGCAGCAACCCTCAGAACTAACAAAGCTCAGGGCGACATGTTTGCCGTACTTCATCCTTATCAGGCGTATGCTATAAAGGCTGGCTTAACAAATACATTCGCTAATCCTAACGGCGGTGTAAAGCAAAACGAAGCTATGGTTAATGGCTACTGCGGAACACTGGCGGGTATCGACATCTATGAGTCTAGCTTGATTTCAATAGATGGATCTGACGATGCGAAAGCTGGTGTATTTAGCAGGGAAGCTCTTGCCTTAGCGATGAAGCGAGACTTCCAGATTGAGAGACAGCGTGATGCGTCACTCAGAGGCTGGGAGTTGAATGCTACTGCCATATATGGAGTCGGAGAGCTAGAAGACACCTACGGCGTAGAGATGTTGTTTGACGCTGCACTTTAACTCCTAACGGAGCTTCGTACAGCTAGCGCAAGCCCCTCTTAGGAGGGGCATTCTCTACATAGGAGTCTTTTATGGCATTTTCTACGGATGCAGATTTACTAACCGTGGTGCCTGACATTCTCGATTTCGGGATTGACGGCTTCATGGATGAACATGCTATCGCAGAAGCGGAACTTACAAGAGAAATTCGCAACCAGTGGTGGCATCGCAAAGGCATCTCTGGCGAAATGAACGCCTCACTTCTCACAAGCACCCAATGGACAAAAGCTAATTCTTATTTAGTGCTTTGGAAATATGCTTTGCCCAAACTTACCAACTGGACTGATAACGATAGATTCCAGAGCATGATTGCCTTTTATAAGCAGTTATATTTGGAAGAAATTGCATCAGTGTTTCAGGATGGCGTTGAGTATGATGCCGATGAAGACGGAAGCGTATCAGAAGCAGAAAAAGCTTATGTCGGAAGTGGATACCTGACCCGCTAATGGATGTTCAGATTAATATCAAAATGCCTAAAGTTTCTGAAAAGGTGCAAAAGAAAATCGACAGCAATAAACGTCGAGCTTTCTTGGCAGCAGCACAGGAAGGTGTTAATACGATTGTAAAAAGAACGACAAAAGGTGTTAGTTATCATGGCGGGGCTTTTAAGCCTTATTCCGAGTCCTACAAAGAAACTAGGATTGAAAAGAAAAGAGGAACAAAGCCAGACCTTCAATTAACAGGAAATATGATTGCATCTATCCAAGCCAAATCCACAAACAGAAAAGGCACGATATTTTTTAACTCAGCAACAGAATCAGCGAAGGCACAAAAAAATCAACAGACAAGACCATTTTTCGGATTTGATACAAAAGAAGAAGATTCACTCAGGAACACATATCGAAAGTGGTTGTTGCGAGGCGTTGAATGAGTGTAAGGGAGAATATAGCCAAGAACCTAGTCACAACGCTTAAAGATGTAACAGAGCCTGTCAAGATTTGCTATGTAACCAGAGAGCCTTTTGATTTTGAAAGATTAAGTAATGCCCAATTCCCAGCGGTGTTGGTTAGCACAACAACAGAGAACAGAGAAGACCAGACGATAGGTGGATCCTTAACTAAGCGAGCTGGAACAATCAATTATGATTTAGTCTGCTACATTAAAGATAAAGCAATCGACACGGCAAAAAACAAATTGATTGAGGGTATAGAAGAAAAATTAGATGTAGACAGAACAAGGGGCGGTAACGCCTTAGACACACAGTTAGTATCTATACAAACCGATGATGGTAGTATAGACCCAGTTGGAGGGGTTATCATAACAGTACAATGCTTATATCGTTTCACAAGAGGCACAGCGTAATGAAAATGACTAAGATGACAACTGATTCGGGTGGAGAGGTAGATTGTCACCCTTCGCAAGTTGAAAACATGGAAAAAATGGGCTGGAAAGTTGCGGGTAAAAAAGCACCAAAGAAAGCCGAAGATAAATCAGAGAAGGAGGAAGACTAAATGGCGACTCATACAGGTAGTGAAGGAGTTGTTAAGGTGGCATCGAACACTATTGCCGAAGTGCGCTCTTATTCAATAGAGCAAACAGGCGACACGATAGAAGACACAGGCATGGGTGATGCTGCAAGAACGTATGTGGCTGGACTAACAAGCTGGTCAGGAACAATCGACTGCTGGTGGGATGAAACAGACACTAATGGACAGGTTGCTTTAAGCGTTGGAAGTAGTGTGACGCTTAACTTCTATCCAGAAGGTGCATCGTCAGGCGATGTTTATTACACCGGAACTGCTTTAGTTACAAGCCACTCAAAAAGCGGCTCATTTGATGGAATGGTAGAAGCTTCAATAGGCGTTCAGGGAACTGGCGCATTATCGACAGCGACTGTTTAAATGTCGGTCTTAGATAAAGCTAAGGCACACTATCAGAACAAGCTTTCGGAAGAACCGAGGGAGATAAAAATCCCAGAATGGGACACCACAGCTTACATTAAGCCAGCTATGTCTTTGCAGAGATTGGGCGAAGTGATGGAGGCTGCCAACAGCGGCAAGTCTGCCGAGGCTATGGTTCTGACTATTATTTATCGACTAATCGATGAAGAGGGAAAGCCGATATTCCGCAAGGTAGAAAAAAGCGAGCTTATGCGGCAAACCGACCCTGATGTGTTAGCTGAGATAGTTAATCAAATTAACCAAGGCGACCCAACAGCAGAGGACATTGAGGGAAACTAAAAAGCGACAGTGATTTGCAATTTGCCTATTTTCTAGCCGAGCATCTGCACAAAACTGTCGCTGAAATCTTGCAGATGGATGTGAGGGAATATCAAGGTTGGCTAGCTTGGTTTCAAATGAAGGCAGACAAGAATGGCAAATGATGTAGTAATTGACATTGTAGCAAACGATAAAACCAAAAGAGCTTTCGGTTCTGTTAAAGCTGGGATGCTTGGAATCGGAAAGCTTGCGCTAGGAACTGCTACCAAAGTCGCCAAAATAGGAGCTGCATTTGTAACAGCAGCAGCCGCAGCAACCGCCGCATTAACCAAGATGTCGATGACCTCTATCGACAATCTCACTAAAACAGCAAACAAAATAGGCGCAACCACTGAGGCTTTAGCAGGGCTGCAATTAGCCGCAGAGCTTACTGGCGTGTCTACAGAAACCATGAACATGGCCTTGCAGCGGATGACTCGAAGGGTGTCCGAGGCGGCGATGGGAACAGGTGAGGCTGTTAAGGCATTAAAAGAGCTTGGAATAAATGCCTATGAGTTAGAAAGACTTCCGCTAGACGAACAGATGAATATCGTGGCAGATGCCATGCAGAATGTAGAGTCGCAAGCAGACAGAGTGCGGCTAGCGATGAAGCTGTTTGATTCAGAAGGTGTTGCACTTGTAAACACGCTAGCTGGCGGCAGCGAAGCATTGAAAGAATATGCAGCAGAAGCAGAAGCGTTAGGGTTAACGATATCAGATATAGATGCAGCAAAAATAGAAGCAGCAAATGACGCAGTTACTCAAGCTAAAAAAGTATTCACAGGCTTAGGAAATCAGTTGGCAGTAACTTTTGCCCCACTTATTGAATATGTAGCAAATCTTTTCAGGCAAAGCGCAATTAATAACGCTGAATTTGGAAACATAGGACAAAGAGTCGCCAAAAAGTTAGTTGAAGCCTATATCTCAGTAAGAAAGGTTTTCTTTGAGTTAGGAAAGAGTGTAACTAGTACAAAATTAACATTTTTGGCGTTAAGAGATGCAATTACAAATCCTTTGGCTACTACAAGCATCCTTTTTAAATTAAAAAAAGATTTAGATGAGCTTGCAGCGTCGGAATTTAACACGGAAGCAATAACCGTTGCATTTGAAGCAATAGAAGTTGGCGCACAAAAAGCAGCGGAGTCAGTCGTCAAGCTAAGAGAAGTTCAGGCTGGAGGAAGCGAAGACCAAAAAAATCAGATTGATACATCAAAGTTTTTTTACGAAGCAGAGCAAAGAGGCGCACAAAAGCTAAAAGAGTTTACAGTAAAATCTAACGCAGAAAAAACAAAAGATGTACTAGGAAACGCAAATAAGCAGCTAGCGATAGCTGGGACGCAGAGCAAAAAAATGTTTGCCTTGCAGAAAGCAGCATCTATAGCCAGTGCATTAGTGAACACATACGAGTCTGTAACAGAAACGATGGCGGCTTATCCTTTCCCGATTAATATAGCTCTGTCTGCTTTAAGTCTGGCGGCGGGTATGGCTCAGGTTAGCGCAATCAAGTCACAGTCTTTCTTAGGTGGTGGGTTTACAGGTTACGGAGCAAGGGCTGGCGGTTTAGATGGGAAAGGCGGGATGCCAGCTATAGTGCATCCTAACGAGACTATAATAGACCATGAGCGAGGCGGTGGAGCTGGAGTGCAGCAAACAATTAACATTCAGACAGGCGTGTCTCAAACTGTAAGAGCAGAGATACAGAACTTGCTGCCTGAGATAGTCGAGATATCAAAAGCGGCTATAATAGACAGCAACCAGCGAGGCGGCTCGTTTAGAAATGGATTACTAGGAACTTAGATGGCAGATTTTCCAGACGTAGGAATACAAAAGATGACCATGCGGCTGTCTTCAGTGACAGCAGTAGCAGAGTCGCCATTTACTTATGAGCAACAGGTGTATCAGCATCAGGGCGTTAGGTGGGAGGCTGAAATTACTCTTTCACCTTTAACAAGAGACAATGCTAAAACAGTAGAGGCGTTTTTCGCTTCTTTACGAGGTCAGGCGACAACCTTTAATTTAGGAAACCCATTACATAACGTAAGCGGAGGGTCAGGAAGTGTTACAGCGGCAACCATTGGAGCAACAACACTTACAGCGACGCTCTCTGGCGGTGCTACTGTCGGAGACTATTTTCAACTTGGTACTCGTCTTCATATCGTTACTGCTGTTAATAGTGGGAGTGGTACGGTTGCTGTTATGCCTCCCGCTAGAGATACTATATCTAGTGCAACGTCTATGGATTTCACTTTACCAAAAGGTGTCTGGCGTTTAGCAAGCAACCAGATTGATTGGGATATAAACGTGGCGGGAATATATGGATTTACCTTTGCATGTGTTGAGGCTATCTGATGGCTAGAACTCTTACAACAGCAATGTCGAATGCAGTTGACGATGAAGTAGTCAGACCGTTTTACCTTATTCATATGAATTTAGACTCTGGTGATGGAGGTGCGCTGTATTTTTGGAGCGGGGTTGGAAATTACTCTTACGACTCAAAATCTTACATCGGTGCGGGGAATCTTTTAAACATATCTACTATTCAAGAGACGGCAGCAGTACAGGCGAACGGATTGAGAGTCGGGCTTTCTGGAGTTAATAGCACTTTAATAACCGCAGCGAGAGATGCAGACTACCAAGGAAGGGTTTTAACCTTAAAGCTTGGGCTTATGGATGCAACTAATACAGTAATCAGCGACCCTGTTATTCTATTTGAAGGGTTTATGGATGTTATGAGCATTACTGACAAAGGTGAAAAATGCGATATCTCTGTTTCAGTAGAGCATAGGCTTATCGAATTTGACAGAGAAAGAATTAGAAGGCTAACGGATGCAGACCAGCAAATAGACCACTCTGGAGACAAGGGTTTTGAGTTTATTGCCGAAATACAGGAAAAGGAGATTGCATGGGGTGTGCATGATGGATCTAAACCAGTCTACGGAACAGGAAACCGGAACTCAGACTTAGCGGTAATTCCGCAGATTAATTTTTGATGCTTTATCAGCATGAAAATTACGGCAATGTTAGGGAGGATATAAAGCCGCTAATTATTAAACACTGGGAAGAGATAGCGTTAAATCAGGACATTATCGAGCTAAACCCAGATTGGGATGCTTATGCAGAGCTTGATAGAGGCGGGATGCTAAGAGTTTTTACGGTCAGAAAAGAAGACGAGTCGCTAGTTGGTTATTTTGTGGTAATTGTTTCACGCTCTTTGCATTACAAAGACCATTTTTTTGCAAATAACGACATTATCTTTTTATTGCCAGAATATAGAAAAGGAACAACAGGGATTAAATTAATAGATTTTGCAGAAAGAGAACTAGAGGCAGAAGGCATTACAACTTTAAACATTAATACTAAAGACCACCAATCATTCGACGCTATCTTGCAGAGAAGGGGCTACCAAATGATTGAAAGAGTCTACTCGAAGGTCTGGCGTTAATGGCTATTGCAGCAGTCTTAACGGTAGTTGCAACGGCAGTTTATGGACCGAAAGGCTTTTTGTTTGGCCTTGTTGGCGGGTTCATAATTGACCAAGTTACAAAATTAATGAACCCAGAGCTTGATAATTTATCAGGCGGCGCAACCACAACAGTAAAAGAATCTAGCCCGACTCAGAAAATAGTCTACGGCAAAACCAGAGTTGGCGGCTCAATCGTGTTTGTAGATATTACAGGAACAGACAACGAGTACCTTCACTTATTAATTTGTTTTGCTAGCCATGAAGTAGAAGACATAGAAAAGATTTACTTCAATGACAAAGAGGCGTGGAACTCAACTTCAGGTACAGTTTCACCTTTTAACGCAGTTATAGTTGATGACCCTTATGTAACAGTCGATTTAGTAAAAGGAAGCCAGACAGGGGCTATAGGAGCTTTAGTTAACAGAAGCAGTTACTGGACAACAGACCATAAGAATTTAGGCCACACAATGGTTTATACACGCCTTATGTGGGATTCAAACGATGGAAGCAGTGGCGAAGGCAAGAGCAATTCTTTATTTCCGCAAGGCATCCCTAATGTAACCGCTTTAATTAAAGGCAAAAAAGTCTACGACCCTAGAAAAGACAGCACTTCTGCTGTGTACGATTCCAGCTTAGGCACTAGCACTCATAGACTAGCAACTGCTTCGACATGGGAATGGTCGCAAAACCCTGCGCTTATTGTTAGGGATTACATGACCGATGATAAGTTTGGCTTAAAAGATTCGGACAGCTTAATAAACCTAGCCTCATTAGCGGCTGCTGCAAATATATGCGACCAATCAGTTACTCTGGCAGATAGTTCTACTCAGAAAAGATACGAATGCGACGGAAGGATAGACAGCGGGAAAACAATAAAAACAAATCTTGAAGGGCTGCTAGCAAGTATGGCGGGAACTCTGGTCTATTCTGGAGGCGAATATTTTATAAACGCCGGAGCTTATGTCAGCCCATCTCTTACCTTAACTGAGTCCGATATTGTAAGCGACATAAAAGTAACAACCAGAACGCCTAGAAAACAGCAATATAATGCGGTGAAGGGGCAGTTCTTATCTGCACAAAAAAATTACATCCCTATGGAATACCCCGCATTTATTTCTAGCACTTATGCCACGGAAGACGGAGAGCCGCTATATTTAGACGTGCCGCTTCACTTTGTTACGGATGACCATAGGGCGCAAAGGATAGCAAAGCTAAAGTTGCTAAAATCAAGACAGCAGACAGTAGCTACTTTTTCGGTCAATTTGATTGGCTTAAAATTAAAATGCGGCGACACAATAAGCGTAACCAATACAAAGATGGGGTGGAGTTCAAAAGTTTTCGAGGTAATAGATTACTCAATAAACCCTCAATCTAGCGGAGCCATAGCAGTAACCATTAGCTGCGTGGAAACAGCTTCAGCAGTTTACGACTGGTCTACCAGCGACGAACAGACCATGAATTTTGGTGGAACCATAACTCTACCTAATGGCTCGACAGTAAATGCTCCAACCAGCTTATCTGTTTCTAATTCACCAGCATTGCAAGATGATGGCTCAATACTGCCAGCAGCTAACATTACATGGACTACTTCTACTGGTGGAGGAATAGCCCGATACGAGGTGCAATATAAAAAGTCATCAGATAGTGATTACACTGTAGCGGGTTATCCTCAAGACTCGCCATTTAGATTAGAGCCGCTATTAGCTGGCACAAACTACGACATTAGGATTAGAGCATTAAATTATTTTGGCGTTAAAAGCGATTGGGTAACTGCAAGCAGTCAATCTGTCACAGGAGACACAACGGCTCCATCAGCACCCACAAGTCTTGCTGTATCGGCGGGAGTTAAGCAGCTTTCTCTTACTTGGACAAAGCCGACTGCTGACGATTATTCACACTCAGAAGTTTACGAACACACATCTAACTCTAGCGGATCTGCAACAAAGATAGGAACAGCAAGCGGTGCTTTTACAAGGTCTGGGCTTGGTACTGGTGTCACTCGATATTACTGGGTTAAAGGTGTTGATTACTCAGGAAACACATCAGGATTTAGCAGCGTAGCAAGCGGAACAACTCTGCAAGTTGGAAGCACAGATATTGAGACAGGGGGAGTAGCCACTGTTAATCTTGCCTCAGCCTCAGTTAACACTATCAAGCTAGGAGCTAATGCAGTTACCGTTCCAGTAGGAGCAAGCTTTTCTGCTAACAGTTCAAATACCACGACCACTTCTCACGCTGCCATTATAGATTTAGCAGTAGATTTTGGAAGCGATAGCGATTATTGGCCTACAGATGTATTTGTCATAGCTGGGATTAACTTTTTACGAACAACCACATCAACCGGAGCCACAACATGTAATGTCAAATTAGCCAGAGTAAATTCTAGCGGAACGGTAGCCTATGGTGCTGGCAGCGACATGGGAATGTCTGTTCCTTCTGGATTTAGTACGTGTATAGAAACAGGCTTTAAGCATCCAGCACCAACCACTCAGACTATGACTTATAGGCTTACTTGGCGGTCAACTGTAGCGGGGCAATTTTCTCAAGGGGCGTGTCACATGTTAGTGATAGCGACTAAACGATGATTATAGTTTATGACAGCGATGGAAATATCACACAGCAGTTATCTGGTGCAGTGACGTTTTTAAAACTTGATGGCTTGTCGCATTTAGAAGTTGACGATGAAACAAACATCGACCCAGTGCGTCAAAAGGTAGAAAATGGCAAAATAGTAGACAAAGACGCTAGCATTGTTACGCAAAATATGATAGCGGCCACAGAGATAGAGATTAAAATGCGAAGAATGCAGTTATTATATGACTGCGATTGGACACAGGCAGCAGACTCACCATTGTCAGAGTCTAAAAAAGCCGAATGGAGAACATATAGACAGGCTTTGAGGGATTTCCCAGCTACATGTGAAAACGAAACAAATATTGACGAGGTGGTTTTTCCAACACCTCCAGCGAGTTAAAAATGGCAGATACACTATATTTAGTTAAAAACGACACGGCGGCAAATGTTCATGCCACTATCACAAGACAGGATACAGGTCTGGCGGTTGACCTTTCTGGAGCTACTACTGTTTTAAAGTTTAAAAAGAGAGGCGGCACCAGCGTTCTTTCTACTTTAACAGCGCAGAACTCAGGAACAAATTTGGCAAATGGAATAGCAATATTTAATTTTAGCGGGTCGCAATTAAATGTTGACGCTGGGAACTATGTCGGAGAAATTCAAGCTACTTTTGGCGATGGGACAATAGAATCGGTTTACGAGCAGTTAGACTTCTTTGTGAGGGACGAATACTAAATGGCTTTTGATGCTGTCATAAAGCTAAAAAGGCTTGTCGCTACCATAGCTGACAAACGTATGGTTATGGTGACGAAGCAGTCTAGGCTGATTGCTGATGTATTTATCGGAGCAATAGACAGGATTAGAAGAACATTTGCAGACACAAGCTCAATTACAGACACGCAGACTATAGACTTTGGAAAGAAGCCTAGCGAAACAGTTTCCTTAACGGAGTCGCAAGTTAAAGCGTTTGCAAAATCAACATCTGACGCTTTAGGAGTAACAGACTTAGCGTCTAAAGAAGCCGGAAAAACGTTAGCTAATGCGTTTAGCATATCCGATGCTTTAACAAGGCAATATAACAAGATTGTTTCTGAAGCAGTCAACGCAACCGACGACGTAAACGGTGCGCTTGCTGGTGATGACCAAACCATGCACTTTGTTAAAAGCGTTTCAGATGCTCCAGCAGTAAGTGATTCCCTATCAACTGCTTTTGCTAAATATGTTTCTGATTCATCAGCTATTACTGATAACGCAATTAATGAAATAGGCAAGAAGCCATCTGACTCAGTTTCTATGGCAGAAAGCCAAACCTTCTCAGTTGGCAAGGCTGTATCAGAGACACCAAGTGTTACAGACTCGCTGTCTAAGGCGTTACAAAGAGCATTTTCTGAAGCTCCATCAATTAGTGACTCTGTTGCGCTTCAACTAATAAAAATAAAAGATATTGCAGATACTGCTGGAATGACAGACAGTCAAAACATGGCCTTTGGCAAGAAGCCATCTGACACTGTTGCATCTAGCGAAACTCAAGTTTTCAATTTTGGCAAAAATATATCAGAAACAGCCATTGCCACAGATGATGTGAACGGAGCGTCTGCTGGGGATGACCAGACAATGGCATTTTTCAAATCCACTGCTAACACTGCCAATGTTAGCGATTCAGTGATAAACTCACCTAACAAGATTCTATCAGATGCTAGCGCAGCCTCTGATTCGGGAAGTTACAGAGGGCAAAGTTACTGTGACTTCACTTATTTTGATGATGATTATGTAGGTTACACAGGAACCTTTTAAAGAGGAATTAATATGGAAGATTCAATCAAATTACGAGGCGATGTTGCGATTGTCGTAAAAGACAAGGACGGCAACGTCAAAGAGAAGCGGGAAGAAAAAAACCTAGTTGTGACAACTGGTTTAAACTATATCGCTTCAAGAATGAAGGACGCTACCGCTACTGCTATGACTCACATGGCGGTTGGCAGTGGAACTACTGCTGCGGCGGCTGGCAATACCGATATTGAGTCTATTTTAGGCTCTAGGGAGGCATTGGACAGCACTACAGTGTCAGGAGCTACAGTTACCTATGTCGCAAGTTTTGAGGCTGGAGAAGGCACTGGCGCAGTCACAGAGGCTATAATCGCTAATGCTAGTTCTGGTGGAACATGTTTGTGCAGAGTTGTATTTTCTGCCGTCAACAAAGCAGCAGACGACACGATGACTATCACATGGGCAATTACATTATCAGCGAGCTAATATATGTCTACCATAGTAACAAGGTCAGGAAAGGGGTCGCCTCTTACTAACACGGAGGTCGATGCTAATTTTACTAACTTAAATACTGACAAGTTAGAAGGCTCTAGCCTGTCAGTTAGCACAGCATCGGCCAGTGGCGGTGGAGCGTTGGCATATAATTCATCCAGCAAAGTGTTTACTTTTACGCCCGCTGTAGAAGCAGCCGACCCAGTTGCTATGGCTATCGCTTTGGGCTAGGAGGATAGATGGCTAATACGTTCAAAAATAAGTTTGCCGCCAATGTAAATCATTCGGCGTATGTTGATTTATATACCGTGCCTAGCAGCACCACCACGATAATCTTGGGTTTAAGCCTCTGCAACAAGACAGCCAATGCTGTCGATGTCTATGTTCAGGTACAAGACACCTCTGATTCAAATAATGATTTTCAAGTATTAGATACTGTAAGCATTCCCTCTAGGACAACTCTTGAGGTCATGGCTGGTCAGAAATATGTACTTGAAGCAACAGACGTACTAAGAGTGAAATCAGGAACTGCATCAGCGTTAGACGCTACTCTTGGCATAATGGAAATTACCTAATGGCAATCACTAAAATAAATGCTTTAGCGTTGGGGAGCGATGCAATCCCTAATCCTAATCTTATAATTAATGGAGATATGGCTATAGCTCAGAGAGGAACTTCAAGCACTTCTTCAGGAATAAATACTGTTGATAGATGGAATTCTGTGTGGACTGGAGGAGGAATTACTCAATCTCAAGTTGCTTTAACATCTGGAGGAGCTTACGAAGAAGGCCATAGACACGCTTTTAAGATGGCCGTGACTTCTACAAATAGTGCGAATAATAGATATGCACAGATGCGCTATATACCAGAAGCAAAAGATGTTAGAAACTTTGGTTGGCAGTATACATCAAGTAGTTCTTATATAACGGTGTCTTTTTGGGCTAAGTCTTCTTTGGCGGGAACTTACTTTTTAAGTTTTGACGGGCCAGATTCAGGAAATGCTCAGGTTTATTCCACTCCCTTCACTTTATCAGCAGACACTTGGACGAAGGTAACAAAAACTATTTCTGGCGGGTCAAACATTGTACTAAACGATGATACTGGTATTGGTTTTTATATAGATATACGACTGGATTTAGGTACAGATTATACAGCTTCTGACGCTACTATTAACGCTTGGGCTGATAGATCAACATCATACTCTAAGACTACTACAGACTTTGCACAGTCATGGGCTAATACTGCAAACGCAACTTGGGAACTTACAGGAGTTAAATTAGAAGCTGGTCAAAGCGCAACTACCTTTGAAAAACCAGATTACACCACAGAGTTAAAAAAGTGTTTTAGGTATTATGAAAAGATAACTAATGCTGCTGGTTTTTCTTCTTTAGGTCTTGCCGCAAACGCCAGTACTGCTTATTTTGATTTATATTACGAAGAGAAACGAGCAGCCCCTTCTTTTAGTCTACCAACAGCAAGTGTTACTGGTAATGGTGTAGTACCACTAACTGCGGGTGGAGGTTACCCAACCGATGCAACTGGTACTTTGACCGCAATGAGAATAGGCAAAACAAGTTGCAGATTAGATGCTGAGAGTTTTGGAGGGCTGACAGCTGAAAGCCCGTCTTGGCTTTATTGGGTAGCCGAGAACAGTATTGAGGTAAATGCAGAGCTATGAATATTACTTCAGCAAAATATTACAAAGACAGTTTAACAGATAAAGTATCTGGAGTTCATGCGACTATAGATGGTCAAGTGTGGAATGTACCACTAGATTCTGATAATACTCATTATGCAGAAATTCTAAAACAAGTAGAAGATGGAACATTAACCATAGAGGACGCAGACTAATGCCTTTTATCGGACAAGCTCCAGCTTCTGAGGTAGCTGACGGAAGTATAACCTCAAGCAAGTTAGCTAACGATTCTGTGGCTGCTGCTAAGATAGCTGATGAAGCTGTTGATGAAGCCAGAATGCAAATTAGCAACGCTGGCACAAACGGACAGTTTTTAAGTAAACAATCTGGAAATACAGGAGGTCTTACTTGGGCGACAGTTTCAACTACTCCATCGGCGGGTGAAATAATTGAGACACTTACAGGTCAGTGCGATGGAAGGCAAGTAACTGTCGGCTCTGGCACATACACGTTAACCGATGTAACCACGCAGCAAATTTTAACTACTTCACATGCAGACATAACTGGAAGCTCTATTTCATACACTCCACCTACCGGAACAAAATATTTACTTTACCGTTTTGGGTTCAAATATGACTCAACCGAGCTTGTGGGTTTAGGACATTTTAGAATACAAGTTGACGGAAACACTGTAGAACCTTCTCAGAAAAGTTTTGCTGGGGGTAACGCTTGGGAAGCTAGTGCCGGAGAAATGTACGCTGTCATGGAGTACGTCTTTAATCTGAATGTCGGATCAACTGATACCTCAGAAGGTGAGTTTAATGGCTGGACAGGTGCAAAAACAATAAAAGTCACTGGACGAGATTACACTGACACACAGGGCGGCAGATGTCACATGAATACCTATTGGGATGGAAGCGGTGCCAGCGGAACTGCTGCTAATCCTATAAAGCCAATGTTATACATACAGGCGATAGCGTAGGAGAACTAAATGCCATTCATAGGAAAACAGCCAGCCCACGGAAACAGGACGCTTTTAGATAGCATCACGACTTCAGCGACAGCGACGTATACGCTGCAAAAGAGCAGTGCTACCTTTACAGCAGCAAGTGCTGAATCGCTTATCGTTTCGCTCAACGGAGTTATCCAAGCACCGATATCAGCCTACACTTTAGCCAGCAACAATACTCAAATTGTCTTTGCAAGTGCGCTAACAAGTAGCGATGTGATTGATTTTATCATTTCGGTTTCAGACGCTGCTTTGCCGATTGGAACACCCTCAGATTCAACCGTCACATCTGCAAAGATTGTAGACGGAAGTGTCACGGTTGATAAGCTGGCCGCTGGCACAATTAAAACGCCGTCAGCTTATAGTGTTGCAGTAGGAACAAATGCACTTGTTGATGGCAGTCTTTCAGGTAGCTATAACGTGGCTGTCGGAGTTGATTCCTTAAAAGAAAATGAAAATGGTGCGTACAATACTGCCGTAGGTGCCAGTACGTTAAAAACGCAAACGTCGGCAAGTTACAACACGTCGGTGGGTTATGCTGCGGGGGCAGCAATAACAACAGGGGGTTATAATTGTCTGTACGGATACCTTTCTGGAAACGATTTAACTGATGGGGTGTCGAACAATCTTATAGGTGCGTTTTCGGGTGAATTCGCAACGTCGGCAAGTTACAGTAATGCTCACGGCTATGCAGCGTTATATAAATTAACCACAGGGAATCACAATTCTGCATTTGGGCAACAGTCGTTGCATGAAAACACTACAGGGCATTCTAATTCAGGATTTGGAAATTACAGTCTTTATAGCAACACAGAAGGATTTTTAGGAACGGCAGTTGGTTATGCTGCTTTATATGGTAATACCGACGGTGATTACAACACGGCGGTAGGAGTCCAAGCGGGATATACCAATAGTACAGGTTACAACCAAGTTTTCCTCGGAGGATATGCGGGATATGCCGCCACTACAGGGAACTCAAATCTTTGTGTGGGCTATGTCTCAGGATATGGAATCACTTCAGGGTCAAACAATATTTGCGTCGGAACTTCGTCTGGCAGAGCTACAGCCCCTTCTGGCAACATTACAACAGGTAGCAACCAAGTATGCATTGGTGATAACAGTATTACTGATGCTTTTATAAAGGTGGCTTGGACTACTGGCTCAGATGAAAGAGACAAAGCAGAGATAACCGACTTCACACACGGATTGTCTTGGATCAACAAAATGCGCCCAGTTACTTATAAATGGGACATGCGCTCTGACTATTTAGATGAAGATGACGAAGAGCAAGACATCACCAAAGTAACTCGTGACGGCTCAAAGAAAAAGAGCAAAATACATATTGGTCTTATCGCACAAGAAGTTTTAGAAATCGAAAAGGCAGATAATTTTGCAACCACTACAGACAATGAGCTTCTTGTATCTTCAAATGCAGATAGGACTGCAATCGGTCTTCAATACGAGCGAGTTGTACCTGTCTTAATTAACGCAATCAAGGAGCTAGAAGCTCGAATCAAAGTGCTGGAGGGCTAGCCATGCGAATAATCGGACTAATATTAGTCGTTTTTTTAACAGGTTGTCAGACAGCGGGGCAGGAATATTATGCTGCTGTAGAAAAGGTAGCAATCGCACAAGCACAGGCACAGCAAGCCAAAGCAGATGCGCTTTTAGAAGCAATAAAAAGCGGAGATTCGTCAGCCAGTGGGTCTGCTGTGATGGCATTAGCACTCATGCAGTCGCCTCAAACACAGGTAATCCCGCAACGATCCGCAGCTTTGGAATACACGAAATCAATATTGCCAATCGTCGGCTCCCTCGGAGCCATGTGGATTAGTGCAGATGCTTCTAAATCAACCAGTAGACATGCAATGCAGTCTAACTTGGCGAGAATAAATCAGGAAGGCCAGAAAACGACAGCACTATATGATTTATTGGGATCGAATAATGAGAATATGCTTACCCTCGGTTTAGGCTCTTATGAAGCAATTAATGTAGCTGGTCAACAATCAGTTGACCTCGGTTTAGGTTTGGGCTTGGCAAGCATTAATGGAAGCACAGGTGGAGGCGATAATTCTGCCGTCTTGGATGCCATAAACAACATAAATTATGCCAGTAACTTTCAAAGTATTTTGGATGCCATTGGCGGCATAACAGTTCCTAACTATGACTCTCAGTTAGATAACATACTTAATAAAATACAAGACGCAAACACCGTATGGGTGGCTGGCGTGAACTGTGTCAACAATCAAACATCAGGCCAGATTGGTGTAGGTGGAATTAATACAGCCCTTCCTGTTTGTCCAAGTGTAGACTAATGGCTTTGCATACAATAGACAGTGCTGAGTTAGAGAAGATGCTAGAAAAAGCATCTTGCAGAGGTGCTGAGATGGCATTGGCAAATGTTGGTTTGACTGATGACCAAGCTATACACGATATTCGTGACTTGAGAGATTTGCTTGATACGTTCAAAGACATAAAACGCTCTATTATCAAATCTGCTGCAAGCCTAATAACCGCTGCTGTGCTCGGATTAATTGCTGCATCAGTGTGGTTTCACAAATAAATGTCACAGGAGTGCATGAAATCTTATTTCTTTTCAATATCACGCCCACGGATGAGATTGACTGATGGCTGTAGCAGAGATAATGGCAATCATGTCAACGATAAACGCAGCAGCGGCAGCAATCAACAAGGTCGCCGGAACGTGTTCAGACGTAGAGACTATTGGGGCTTTTGTGGGCAAGCTTGGGCAAGCGCAGATAGACCTTCAGGTATACAAAAATAAACGTGGAAACAATCTATCACAAGAAGAACATATTCAACTGGCTCTCGCTAAGAAAGCTTATGATGACAAGATGGCAGAAATCAAAGACCTGTTTTACTGGTCTGGAAATGCTCACATTTGGGACAACATGCAGATTGAAATGGCAAATGCTAGGAAAAGACGAATTGCCGAGATTAAAGCAAAAGCAGAAGCCAGAAGAAAAGCTATTAAATTTGCAGCTTATGGATTTCTCGGATTGCTCGTTGCGGTTGCGGGCTTTATTGTTTTATTTCTTGGGATTAGAGCTTATGCCGAAGAGGTCGCTTGGTGGACTAATAACCTGTCAGGGATTGCTTACTGGGTGGGGATTCGCTGGTGATACGAGTAATGGCATTTATGCTAATCGTTATAGTGGACGGAGAAAAAATTGAAAATCCAGCTTGGAAGTTTAAAAGTATCTACTCTTGTAACAGATTTGCGAGAGCGATTGAATCGGGCGATATTGCGTATTCGTTCAGAGCTGCGAGCTATCAAGCTAAAATTACAGCTTATTGTGTCCCGAAACAAGTTCTTGTTAACCGAGAAAATCCAGAATTTCAGGACTAGAAAATGAGCTTACTTACATCTCTTATCAGCCCAGTTACGAACCTAGCCGGAACTTATTTAAAAAACAAACACGAACAAGGTCAGGCTAAACATCAAGCCAAAATGCAAGTGATTCAGAACACTGCTACGTGGGAAGACAAGATGGCAGATGCTTCTGGATCAAGCTGGAAAGACGAATTTTGGACAATAGTTTTAGCCTTGCCCATATTTATGGTGGGATATGCGATTGCCTTTGATGATGTTGAAGTAATGGATCGAGTTCATGCTGGATTTGAAGCCTTGTCAGGGTTGCCGGAATACTATCAGTACCTCTTATTTTTAGCGGTCAGTGCGAGCTTTGGGATCCGAGGCGCAGACAAACTAATGAAGCTAAGAAAATGACACCAAAAACTTTAGAGCCTTCATCGAAATACGCAGCCTATGATTTAGATCAAGATGGGGTTGTAACTGATGCTGAGATGTCACGTTCAAAAGAGATGTTGGAATTGGAACTAAGAGAAGAGAAATCAGAAGCGCAAAAACAAATGGCTTGGGTGGCTATGATGGCGATGATTGGATTTTCGGTTGCCTTATTTACTCCCTTGGTAAGCGAAAGTCGAGTTGCTGCTCTAGCAGATTTATTAGGTTTATTTTATATCGCTCAAACAGGAGTGATTGGCGCATATATGGGAGTTAGTGCGTGGATGTCTAGGAAATAAAAATGAGTTACTTTTCTGAAGACGAGCTGAGATGTCAATGCGGGTGTGGTGTCTACAAGTTTGACGAAGGGATGCTCAAAGTAATAAATCTAATCAGGGAAAAAGTAGGACAGCCATTACCCATTAGTTCTGGCTACAGATGCCTAAAACACCCTATCGAAGCAGCTAAAATAGCCTCTGGACGCTCTGTAAAGCGATATGGCGCACATACGACAGGAAGAGCAGTAGATATAGCTGTAAGAGGTAAAATCGCCCTACAAGTGATACAGGAGGCACAGAAGCCCTATGCCTCAATCCAGAGAATAGGTATTAACCAGAAAGGTGATAGAAGGTTTATTCATTTGGACAATGCAGACGAAATAGGTTACCCGTCCCCAGCAATCTGGAGCTATTAATGAAGTCAAAGCTTTGGTTCTATAGAGGTATCTGTGAGCGAGTTATCGACGGCGATACCATCGTTTTTAGTGCAGAATTAGGATTTGATGTCGTGTTGACAAGCCAGAGAATGAGGCTAGCTGGTATCAATACCCCAGAGTCCAGAACAAGAAACAAAGAAGAGAAGGTTCTAGGTCTTGCTGCGAAAGAAAGATTGATGGAGTTGCTACCAGTTGGTGAAAAGTTTATTTTTCACAGCTTAGGGTTTGGCAAGTTTGGTCGAACTCTAGGAATACCATTCTATGAAAACAAATCAATTTGTCAGATCCTAATCGATGAGGGTCATGCTCGACCTTACTCCGGTGGAAAGCGAGAACCTTGGATTTCACAGTCTTAAATCTTTAAAATCCAAACTGGTTAAAATTTAACCAAAAGCCTTTTTTATGTAAATATTACCAAAGTGATGGTGCGGGTTTCAAAACACCAGCATCTCGGAAAGTGGCTGTATTGCT